CTTTAATCAAGCTGTGTTAAATAGTAAGTGGAAGTATTTCTTAGGCTTATCTGCTACTGTATCTGAGGCACATATAGAAACTCTATCTAAGAGAGGAATTACAGAAATCTGTAGTATCTCTATGAAGGAGGCTTTGTTAAATCAGTGGGTAGCACCTGTTATAGAGTATAATAAATTCTTAGACTTTACAGAAGTAGAAGCTAAGCAGTATGCTGATGCTAATAAAATGTATGAGTTTTACTTTAAAACATTCTATAATAGATTTGATGATGTAATGGCATGCTTAAGTCCATCTGGTAGAGATGCTTATCTTTATAGAAGGAATCAAGGGTTACACTCTAGTAGTCCTTCTTATCTGGAACCAGGTAAGGTAGCTATGCATGCAGTACAATTTAATAGATGGCTTAAGAAGAGAAAAGATATTATATACAATGCTTTTAATAAATATGAAGAAATTCTTAATATCATATCTGAGCACCCTACTGATAGGTGTATTATCTTTAGTGAGAGTACTGCTTTTTGTGATTATCTTCACACTATGTTACCCAATAGTGTACTTTATCACTCCAAGATTACTACCAAGAAAAAGAAAGATAACCTAGCTGCATTTCTTAATAAAGAAGCTCAGTATCTTATAGGTGCAAAGAGTGTTGATCAGGGATTTGATGATAGTAGTGTTACACTTGGTATTATAGCAAGTAGCACATCAAGCAGTACCCAGCATAGACAACGTCTATATAGGGTAACAAGGTATGAGAAAGATAAACTCTCATATCTATATAATCTAGTAATAAGAGGCTCACAAGAGGAAAGTTGGTTAAAAAGTAAACAAAAAGATACAAGAGCAGCAATAATAATATAGAGTCTTTTATAGAAAGATAGAGGGGAAAGTAAAACAATAAATAAAAGACATGCTAGATTTAGAAAAATGGGTTGATATTCTTGTTAGATATGATGTATCTGGTGAGGAGTTAACATATCTCTTATTAATTTATAACAAGAGATATGATTTGGTATATAAGTATAGTAACTTTACACCAAAGGATGATGAGGTAAGACCTACCTCAGCTACAGAAAATATGGTTGGACAGAAGATAACTTTGACTTCTAAGTATGGAGTTAAGGAGAATGTCTTAGTTAATGGTAAGAGAAGTAAGAGAGCTATTAATGCTGAAATGGTTATCTCCTTAGTAGAGAGAGGTTTAATTGAGCAAGTAATTCCTAGTACTAAGAATACATTCCAATTGGATTATTTTGAGGTAACAGATAAACTTGCTAAAGAGTTATTCTTTGAGGTAGATAAACATATAGATGAGCTTTATGATGCTTATCCTGCTTTTATAGTTATTGATGGTAGACAAGCATTCCTTACTGCAGCAGATAGAAATCTAATGTCTATCTTATATGCTAAGAATATTAAGAGAGATATTAACCTTCATAATGAGGTAATTGCTAAGATTAAAGCTAATGAGGGTAATATTAATATGAAGATAGAGAACTTTATTAAAGCTAAGCTTTGGGAAAAGTTAGAAATGGCTGAGTTAAAATCAAATTTATCAGAAACTTTATAATGAGTATTTTTGAAAGAGTTTATGCAGATATTGAGAAAAATAAACTTCTAAGAGAAAATGGTCTTTATACATGTATTCCTTGGGTAGATTTACCAAAGTTTAGTACAGTTATCCCTGGAATAGAGAAAGAAAGATACACTATAGTAACAGCTTCTAGTAAAGTTGGTAAAACTCAGATAGCTGATTTTATGTATATGTATCAACCTTATAAGTTTATTTCGCAAAATGAGAGTAATATTAAAATTAAGATATTGTACTTTAGTTTAGAAATATCTAAAAGTGCAAAACTCTTAAGTATTATTTCTAATAGATTATTTACAGATTATGGTATAGTTATAGACTCTCAAAATCTTGAAAGTAAATTTCAAAGCTATATTCTAACAGATGAAGTGTTAGGTAAAGTTAAAGAAATTAAAGAAAAGATAGAAGTGTTTGAAGATACTGTCACTATTATTGACTCTATTAGGAATCCTTTTGGAATTTATAAATATTGCAGAGATTGGTTTGAGAAGAATGGTACTATTCATTATAAAACTATAATGATTGGAAATGAGGAGCATAAGATTATGGATTTTTATGAACCTACTGATCCTGATCTTTATACAATTATTATTATAGATAACTATAATCTTCTTACTCCAGAAAAAGGAGGAACATTGAAGGATGCTATGGAAAAGTTTAGTTCTGATTATGCACTTACTCTTAGAGATAAATTTAAAGCACATATAGTAGCAATACAGCAACAAGCTGCTGCTAAAGAAAACTTAGAATTTACTAAAGGAGGTGGTTTAATAGAACAAAAACTTAGACCATCACCAGATGGTTTAGGAGATAGCAAACTTACTGGTAGAGATGTTAACTATTTAATTGGTCTCTTTGCTCCATATAGACATGAGATTAAAAGTTGGTCTGGTTATGATTTAACAAAACTAAAAGATAATCATAGAGAACTCTCTATTTCTTTGAATAGACAAGGATCAGGTTTTAAGAATGTTAATTTGTTTTTCAATGGTGCTGTTAATCATTTTTATGAGTTGCCTCCTATAACAGTCTGCAATTGAGTTTCTATTTAAATCGTATAAATCAGTAAAAATGATTATATGAATTTAAATATTACTGTTATTTATAAAATAACAAATACTGTAAATAATAAAATTTACATAGGAAGTGCTTTTAATTATAGAAAAAGAGTAACACTTCATAAACATTTGTTAAGAAATAACAAACATCGGAATAAACATATTCAAGCATCTTGGAATAAACATAAAGAAGAAAGTTTTATTTTTGAGATAATTGAAGAGTGTAGCAAAGAAATATTAATTGAGAGAGAACAGTATTATTTAGACTCTTTGAATCCTCAATATAACATTAGAAAAATAGCTGAGAATAATAGTGGTTTAAAAGTGTCAGAGGAAACAAAGAAGAAAATTAGTATGTCTCATATAACATCTCCTAGAAAAACAAGAACTACAGAAGAATTAATTGCTTGTGGTTTTATAAAATCTGGTAGACGTAAATCTCAAGAAACTAAGGATAAAATATCTAAAGCTAATAAAGGAAATAAACCTTCTGAATTTACTATGCAAAGATTAGCAGAAGTAAAAAGTAAAAAAGTTTATCAATATGATTTAGAAGGTAACTTTATTAAAGAATGGAAAAGTACCAGAGAAGTAGCTAGATTTTTTAACATAGATTCAACTAATATTTCCAGATGTTGTAAGAATGTAGATAACAGACAAACATGTAAAAATTTTAAATGGTATTATGAGGATAATAGACCAATAAATAATTTAATTTAAAAAATGGAACTTCCAAAAAGTAAAACAAAAGCTACCTTAACAGATCCTGGTAAGCTTATTATCTATAGCAAGCCTAAGACAGGTAAAACTAGTCTACTAGCAGAGTTAGAGAATAATCTTATTATAGATTTAGAGAATGGTACTCAGTATTATGATGCACTAAAGGTACATGTTAGTACTGTGCAAGAACTTATGGATCTTATTAAGAGCATTATTGCTGCTGGTAGACCATATAAATATGTAACTATAGATACTCTAACTAAGTTAGAAGATTTAGCACTACCATATGCATTAACTCTGTTTAAAAATACGCCTAGACAAACATGGGCCTTATAGTAGTAATATTATAAGCAAATTCCTTTAATTTCTGGAAAATCCTTCGTATATTTATATATGGAAGGACAATCAGAAGCTAAGGTTTTAACTGAAAAACAATTAAAATATCTTGGAAAAACATTTGGAACTTTAACAGTTATAAATTTACATGAAATTAGAAAAAGTCGTTCTTATTTTAAGTGCACTTGTAATAGATGTAATTTTGAAACAGTTGTAAGGGGAGATCATTTGTTAAATAATCCAAAATCTTGTACACATTGTGTTAATGATTTACAAAAAGAAATTGCAGAAATAAAATATCCTCCATACTTGAAAAAGTATAATACTAAATTTAATGGGTATATAGGAAATGCAAAAACTTTAAATAGAGTTTTTGAACTTACTAAAGAAGAGTTCATATCTATAATTAAATCAGAATGTACTTATTGTGGAAAACAAGAAGCTTTTGGAATTGATAGAAGAGATAATTTAAAAGGTTATACATTAGAAAATTCTGTACCTTGTTGTAAAATATGTAATCAAATGAAACATGCTTTTCATAAAGATATATTTTTAAAACAAGTAGAATTAATTTATAACCATCAGTTAAAACAAAGTTCAACGACTATCTCGAAAGAGAGTACATTACAAGCTTATGGTAATGGAAAAGGGGAAAATCTTGTTATACAAGATTGTGATATAGTCTAATCTGCATAGTAATATGCAGCAGTTCATAAGAGAACGTGGTAAACAGTTGCGTGTTTACTAGAATGTAATGATGGGCAAAAGCTTTACAGGTGCTAATGTATTGGATCTTCCTAATGGTGCAGGCTATAAGTATCTAAGAGATGCTATGACAAACTTACTAAACGCTATCTATAAGTGTGCTGATAGAGTAATACTACTTGGTCACTTAAAGACTACTAATATAGAGAGGAATGGTAAAGAAGTATCTGCCAAGGAGTTAGATCTCACTGGCAAAATTAAGAGTATGGTCTCTGCTGATGTAGATGCAATAGGTTTGCTTTACAGAGGTGAGAATAATCAGAATATATTGTCCTTCAAGACTACAGATGATGTTATCTGTGGTGCTAGGCCAAATCATCTAAAGGATCAGGATATTATTATCTCAGAACTTGTAGATGGAAAATTTATTACCCATTGGGATTTAGTATATAATCAAAAGTAAAATTTAAAAAACAAAAAACTTATGTTTCAAGTAATTGCAACTACAACAAGAAAGAGGAATACCACACAGAACTGGGATCTTCGCATTAAGAATGATAGACTTGAGTTTTCTCAAACATTCTTTTCTTTAAATGATATGCAGAATAATGAGCTTACCTTTGGTAAGAGTAGTGATACTTACTTACTTCTTGTATCTGCTA